ACTAGTTTGAATAGCTCTCTCAACTGTGTTAAATGCTCCTGATAGATTCCAAAGGAAATCTGTAGCGACCTTGAGCCCTCCCTTTGCGAGGTTTTGGATAGCCTGTGCAATTGGATCGAAGTCAGTTTTTAGTGGAGCAATGGCATGTATAAATTCTTCAAATTTTCGCGTAGCAAACTCAACTTCAGATCGAACATTCTGCCATGCCTTGTTAAATCCAGACAGGTCAACGCTTTGTATCACATTGCTTATATAGGTAAAAATCGGTCCTATAGCCTGTAAAGCGCCGTTAAGCTGATTCACTCCCCATGTAGCGATAGGTAAGAGCTTCTGTCCTATGTCGATCATCACAACGCTAGCCGTTGCTCTAAGCCGCTCTAGAGAGACGGTAAATCCTTGCTGAGTGATTGACCATGCCTGTTGAGTCTTGTCTGCCATGGCTTGCTTATCGGAGAGCGTGGCGAGATCTGTGTTGTAGGTATCGATATGTGTAGCGATAGTCGAAATAGCCTGTGCTGCTTGAAGTGTGACTCCAGTTACTTTAACATGCTTAGCGTTTGCCTCTTCTAACGCACTGTTTAAATACACGACCTGATGCCCGTAGTCCATAGCATTAAATTTTGTCTCATCAAATGCTATACCATTCTTATTTAAGCTTTTGCTGACCGTGCCAATATTGCCATCCATCACCTTTAATGATGATTGAAAGTCTGTTGAGGCTTGTGCTGCTTTAATACCAGAGGATGTCATAGTAGCGAAAGCAGCATTCATGGTTTCCATGCTAACATGGAACTGATTAGCTGCACTAGCAGATTTCACGATACTATTAGCATATTGTTCAAATGTGGATTTACCAAGCGTAACCGTCTCTAACATCTCGCCGTTTACTTGACTTGCATCCTGTGCTCCCATGCCGAAAGATGCCATAACATTGGTAAGAGCATCTGTTGTAACCGTTGCGCTTGTCATGCCTATAACGCTGTCTTTTGTGGCAAGAGACAAGACTGTCATGGCATCCGCGCCCTTGTAGCCCGCTGAGATAACGTTGTAGAGGCCGTCTGCTAGCTGTTTGGGAGCAACCCCTGTATCCATTGATAGCTTCTTGAGTCCGCTATCAAACTGCTTCATCTGGTTATCAGACGCGCCTGTGAGAGCCTGTACTTTGAGCATGGATTGTTGGTAGTCAGCAGCCATTTTTGTTGCTGCAATGCCAATCCCTACAGCAGCAACGCCCAAGCCAATAGCCACGCCAGTAACACCACCTAGGGCACCTTTGGCAACACCTCCAAAACCGTTGAGAGTGGATTGTGCTTGGCTTATGCCTGAAGTCAATCCACTGAGGTTTGAACCGAAATTGACGGTCATCGTGCCTAGTATGCCCAACGTTTACTCCAACAAAAAAGCGTTATATCCAGAATTAACCGGACACAACGCTTGGTATTTTTATACGGTCTAAGCGTTTAATACAATCAATTATCGTCTTGCTGCATCCTTAGCAGCCTTTTCCTCATCCTCTGCTTCTATGCTATAGAATGCTATCCACTCATTGAATTTGGTATTTCCAATCTTGCTTAGCATTTTATCAGCATCTACCTGATGCATGTCTTTTGCTAAGCGGAGAGCGAACCTTCGACGATTGTCGGATCTGAGTCTTTTTTTTCTTCATCCAAATCCAATTGAACATTTAGACCGCTTTGCTTAATAGACTGCTGAGCAATCATAACGAGCGGCTTAACGTTCTTGCTTAATAGTGGCTGTAAGAATGCATTATTCCATACAGCAGCACCATTAGGGTCGTCAGCGTTTCTCACACTTGCAATCAACATCATGCCCATTAGTTTTGTTTGATCGGTTTTGCCGTCTTTGTTGACGCATTTGTCCATGATTGCGCCTGCTGTATTGGCATCAAGCTCACGTGTGATGAGTCGAACGCCTCTCCCTTGTAAAGGTCTAGGTAGGCTACTCTCTGGAATTGGTATCTCTTCAAGAGTATCCTCAAGCCAAAGCTGTCTAATTTGTTCGGTATCCATGATTTTCTCCCTACATATAATTTTTGATCATGATCGATAATTGTCATCAGGATGCTATATAGTAAATGGCACCATCTGATGTGAAATTGAGATCATCAGTCAATGGGCTCTTTTCGTCTACTTTGATGCTTTCATCTTTCAGAAAAGCAAAACATTCAAGACGTTGATTTGTGTTTCTACCGTTGTACATGGCTATCACAAGTCGATTACCAAGGTAGCCTATAAAAGTGGTATCAACCCACCACTTCCCTAGAGATACATCGGTATCGCCTAATAACGCTAGTTTGGTTTTCCACCCTACAGACGGGTTTTGCCACGTTGTCACGTCTTGTACATCAGATTGCACTTTAATATCACAGGTCTTTGCATCACCCAAGAACGAGATAGCAAAGTAGCTACCAACTGATATGCGAGCTGATGGTGTACCTCCGGTGACAGCACTGGCAAAGACAACTTGACCATTGACGTATCGAACTGTATAGGTCCCCGCTGTTGCTGTAGTCCATGTAGAGCCGTCTGGTGCTGTCTGTACAGTCAATGTTGCTGCGGGGTCCCAATAGCGCTTGGGGTCGTTCACAGTCACATTGAACGTCTTGTGGTCCCCGCTATCAACAAGGTTAAGATTAGTAAAGCCAGTTGATGTGGTAGGAGTAAGCCATATTTGAGCTAAGTATCCCGCTAATGCTCCCATAATATATTGCTACTCCTTTAGAACGTTGCCGCTACTATTGCTCCTGAGCCCTCAAGATCGAATTGTATCTGCTGTTCTGCTTTCACATCTAACTTGATGTTTTCAGCTTTTACCAGTACTGTCCCAGAATACTTTGGAAGTCCCGTAGTAGTTCCTTTAGGCCCTACAACCCAAGCGATGGACGTTCCTGGATTGGTGATGATATTTGCTTGTAGAGCTGTTTGCTCAGCATCACTCATATCACAGTTACCGGCTATGCTCAGTGTGTAGTCAGATAAGCCTCCAAGCTTCTTTTTCCACTGTCCGTCTGACAAAGCCGTGATATCAAAAATGTCTGTACCTATTTTGATATCACAGGTCTTTATGCCTGTAATCGTTGTTGGTGTTGGTCCAAATTGGACGATTGCTATATATCCAGGCTGTGCAGTCATATGCCCTTATTCCTCGCTGTATAACATATATCGAACAGGCACATGAAGTGTTAGCCCGTCCGGTTGTGGTAAAAATTGACTCATATCGTACATGGTATATACGTGAGCCTGCGTTGCTAAGCTTAAATGCTGTTGATCTAATAATTGATTTAATCTTGCTAATATAGCCTGTGCGTTTTTATTGCCAAATGCTCTACTCCATATATGAACGGTAACCGTATTGTCATATCCTCTTCTACCTAGCGTATTATTTGGCTTTTCCTGCATATCTCCTATCGTGATATAGTCAAAAGCCTGGCTTTCCGGTACAGCCCTATCATCAAATACACCTGTTACACCTAAAGATGCAAGAGTGGCATCAAGCACATTGCTAGGTACCAGTATGTTCCCTATTGCCGTTTGTATCTCACTTGTTGCTGTCTGTACCATTATTTGCCTCTAAACATGTGCATCTTGGTAATTGATTGAGCTTAGCTGCTAACCATTCCCATTTGTCTCTATCAAGTTTTGTTTCGACTACATAGGATGATTTGCGATAGCCACAAGTAGTGCATATCATAATAATAAATTCAGGACGTGAAACAATAAGCAATTTAGGTGTCAGTGTTAGAAAAGAGTCACCTACTTGTATACTATTGCGTCTCATGATATAATTTACCTTTTCCGTCTAACCCATATACTTTCCCAATTTTCTTCTTCATCATCTTTTATTTCCTTGCTACCATTGTATTTGAATTTGCCGTATTTTTCAGTTCCATCAATAAAAGTAAGCTTGATCCTTACATATGGTCCTGGAAGACAATGCTTATAGCCGTCTTTTTCACCATCATCCATAATGTCAGTACTAAAAGCAAAGCTTGTTACTGTTCCTATTGGTCTTTGCAGACTTTCTAACCATAATTTAATATCTTCAGTGAAAATATCATTTAAATATTCTTTCCACTGAGATAAGGTCTTTTTTACGTCATTCATCCTAGTATTCCCTCTAAACTATCTATAAGTTCGCCGGAATGAATCAGGAAAGCAGGGAAAAGATATGGCTGTGCAGGTACATGATTTCCCGCTCTACTTAGATGTCCCATCTCGACAAACATAGAATACCCTATTTCACCACTTTCATCACCAAATGTCACATTATACCCATTGTCCGTTTTCTCAACTCTTCCTGTTTCATTCAAGTGAGGCTCACCCTCTTTGTGGTGTACGGCGTCATAAGGCGCTGCTGCTGTTGCATCGTCTAGCACGCTGTTGGCCGTTGCTTCGAACTCAGGCATTACCTTACTCATCACATCAGGAGCAAGCCGCCCTAGG